GGGTTGTGGGTGCGAGCACCAGGTTTCGGCCCGACTCGATTTCCGCGTCGAGCTGCGCAACCTGGTCCTCTGTAAGCGTGTCCGTATCGACCGTGACAGCCGTCGACCGGTTGAACTGGATACCCGCGCGACGAAACGTCGGGGCGATCGAGCGGATGCTGAACTTTGCCATGACTGCGTCGCCTGTGGTTCTGATGCGGCCGGTGTCTTGAAGCGACCGGGCCTTGCAGCCCGGCCTGTGGCGTCAGTGCGCCGTCGGGTGACTACAGGTGACGCGCGATGTGCAGCTTCAGCGCGTTGTTCATGATGTTGTCGGCGCCGTTGGCGAGCCGCGTGGTGTTCAGCAGCTCCTTGGCCTTCCACTCCAGCGTGGACGGCACCACCAGGTGGGTGGCCCGCAGCGCAAGCTTCTTGCCGTAGTCACCGGTGCGCGCGTTGAGCGCCGTCAGCGCGGCCTGCAGGTTGGTCGCGTCGAGCGTCTTGCGCGAGCCGTAGGCCAGCTGCCAGAGGGCAAAGCCGGCGTTGCAGCGCGAGTCCACCCCGTAGACGAAGGTCTTCGCGTTGAAGACGTTGTCGTCCGTCTCTGCCGTCTTGGCCACGAACTGCGGCCGCTTGCGGTCCTGGAAGATCAGCGGCTTGATGACCTGCGAGCAGTCCATGATGTACCAGGGCGTACCCGAGCCGGAGTTGTTGTCCCAGTTGGCCTGCGACTGAGCGACACCCTCTTCATCGAGCACCGGATGATCGGTGTCGAAGAAGTTCTGGCCGTCGTAGCACAGCGTGCTGGCCCCGGCGGCGAGCAGGCCATAGACCAGCTCATCCGGGTGCGATGCAGCCGACTGACCGAGGCCGGACATCAGCGGCGTGTAGATGCCGAGGTTGTCGTCCTCGATGTCGTCGCGGTCGACGCCCACGGTCAACTCGAACGGCTTGTTGCGGATCGAGTAGCCGTGCGACTTGATGCCGTGCACCACGCGGTCGCCAAGCCACTCGCGCATGCGCGGCAGATCGCCCAGCCAGCCGTATTCGTTGCTGCGGGTGGTGCTGGGCACCGTCGAGGCGATCTCGCCGAAGGTCGGCTGCGCCTGGTTGAGACCCGCCCCGAACGCGGCGCTGAACGCGACCATGAGCGAGGAGAGATTCGCGTGATTGATGTGCATGGAGTGCTCCGGGTAGTCGAGGTCGGTGTGGTTTGCGATGGCTGCCGGGCGGGTGGGCCCGGCGTGCCTTGGAACGGTTCGCTGCGGCCGTTAGCCCGGCTCGCCCTGGATGCCCTGCGGGCCGACCGAGCCGGGGCTCACGTCCACCCAGACGCCCTGGGCGTCGACGTCGACGATGGCGCCTGCGACCTCGCGGGCGCCGCTGTCATCGGTCAGTGCAACCGTCTCGTCGTCGACGATGTAGGCCGGCTGGCCGATGTGCGCGATGGTGATGAGGTCGGCATCGGCGCTGTTGTTGAAGCGGCCGGTGGCGAACACGACCTCAACGCGCTCGGCGCCCGCCAGACCGGCGTTCACGACCGTCTCATTGGCAATGCCAACGGCGCGACCGCTCGATGCGGTGCCGGCTGGCACCGCGCCGGTGCCGGTTGCGAGGACGGACACGAGACTGCCCGCGTAGATCGTGGTGGCGGCGGCGACAGGCAGCGAGCTGAGCCGATTGGGACGGCGCAGGGTGTTGCGTGCTGAGGTCAAGGGCATCGGAGGTTCCTGGCAGTGTCGGGGCTTGGTGCAGTGAGTCAGGCGGTCGCGCGGGCCTTGCGCGACGCGATGAACTGCTCGGACGTGATGCCCATCAGTTCACACACACGCTTCTCGTCGGCGTTGAGCGCCGTGTTGCTGGCGTCGGCCTTCTTCTTGTCCAGGTCGGTGTCCGGCGCGATGACCGGCGCCGCGCCCACGAACTTCTGGAAGCGCTCCAGCCCGGCCTGGTCGCTGCAGCTGGCGCGGTGGTAGTCGACTGCGCCTGGCGAAATCTTGCCGGCCTTGGTGGCGGCATCGATGGCGGCGTCGACCGCCGCCTTGTGCGCATCGGCATCGCGCTTGACGAGCTGCTGCTCGGCGTTGTTGGCGCGAGCGACGACGGCGTCGTAGTCCGAGCGCGGCACGAAGCGGTCCAGCGACGGCTGTTGCGAGTTCGAGGCCGTGGCCAGATCGCCCTTGAGCTTGGCGATGGCGGTGACGCCTTCGTCTTCGGTGGCCGTGGCGGCAAGACCGAGGGCAGCGCAGATGGCGGCAGCAAGTTTCATCGGGGACTCCTGGTTGAGTGCCTGCAGGTGCAGGTTGGGTTTGTTCGTCAAGCCGACCGAGACCAGGCGCGCGATGCGCCCGCTCTGCGGGTCGTAGTCGAAGACCGGGCTGAGGTAGCGGTACTCGTTCGCCTCAAGCTCATTGCGGCCGCGCGGCGTCCACAGCGCGGGAGCCCACAGCGAGCCGTCGGCGCGAACTTCGAGCGTCTTGAGCCACCCGGCGGCTGGCGACTCGTCGCCCTTGGGCGCGCGCAGCTCGGTGGAGTGGTTGCGATCGATGACGATGTCGACGGCGCGCTCTGCGTGAGCGGCAAGCACGGACTGCTGCGCGTCGGCATCCCAGACCCAGTTGCGGCCATCGCGACCGCGAACGATCCCGAACGCATCCGGCGCCGGGATCAGCTGCACCTTGTCAGGCGCAGAGCCGGTGGGTAGTTCGAAGCAGAGGGCGAGGCGGCGGGGCATGGGCGACGATGGTCGAGCCCATGCGCCCGCGGCGGTGTATCACCGCGGTGAGTCAATCAAACGAGGCCAGGCGATGAAAATGGCGCGGCTAGCCGCGCCACTATCGAGCACCAGGAGGACGCCATGTGAACCACCCTGATGGACCGCGTATGTCACAAGAGATGACGCCCGGCAGGTGCCGGGCGTTGCGCTTTTCGGCGTATCGGCTGGCTCAGCAGGCGACCAGGCAGATCAAACCCGCGTGCAAACGCGTGCAAAGGGCTCTCGCTGCGAAACCTGCCAGCACTCACGCCCCATCGCAGCGCTCAGGGACGGCACGGGGCGCAGAGCGCGGGAGGTTTGCAGCTCAGTCAGCAACCCAGATGTGCATCGCGTTGCAGTCGTAAACACTGCATTGCCCACGTCGCTCGGCTGGACGCGAGCGCAGCGACCGGCGCTCTTCGATCTGCGATTGACTGTGCCGACACGTCGCGTCGATCAGCGCCCCACCACAGCGGCGACATCGATCCGGCAAAGGCGGGTCGCGAGAGTTTGTGGTGACAGCGCAAGCGACACATCGAGCGCTGTAGTAGATCGGCTGCCAAGGCACTAGATCACCTGCCTGCCAGCAACCGGCCTCATTGCTTGCCCGCCTTCCATGAGTACCCGCACTTCATGCAGGTGATGTCCACTTTGGTGGAACCAATAAAGCCACCCAGCAGCCCAACTCCACCAATCAGAACGCCACCGACAATTGCTTTACCCAGACCAAATCCTGCCTTGTTCGCAGCAAGATCGACTGAGCTGCACTTTGGACAGCAGAGCGTTGGCGAAGGCGCAGCACTGCCATCTGAACTTGGTGGCACTTCCCCCTGTGCTGGGTGAAGAACTGATTGGTAGGCCTCAGTGAACTCCTGCTTCTGAAGCTCTCCAACTCGCGACTTGGCGGCGAGAAACTCAAGCTTGAGCGACTCCTCAAGGTCGACAAGCTCGCTGCTCGTCAGCAGACCAGCCGCGGCAATCTCTCTAACGTGACGTGTTGCCAGGTCTGTTGCTTCTCTCATGTCGTCACCTGAATGGTGTTGTCTCTGAGGTGATGGTCAGCTCGCTTTGTTGCCTTCGCCGCCATCTGTCGTGGCCAGCGAGTCTCCAAAAATGCGAGCCGCCAACTGCTCGATGAGCAAGAAGTCGGGCTCCGCACAAAGGGCGAGCCTGCTACTCAGCACCTTCAGCCTTTGGCGACGTTGCGCAGTGTGCTTCGCCTTCCTCGCCATTGTAGTGAGAAGCAGGTCATGCATCGGCCCCCTGCCTCCAGGCTCGCGGATGCCTGCCTCCGAAATCATGTGCTCGTCTTCACGCTCAGCGCCGGGCAGTGAAGCCTCGCCCGTGAGGATGTAGAGAACGTCAAGCCCCGCCGATGCCGCCTTGGCCAGCACCTCGCCTCCGGGCACCGCCAGGTCTCTCTCGTACTTTCCCCACATTTCCCGAGAGACGCCGCAGAGCTGAGCCAGCTCGGCCTGACTGCGCCCAGCGCTCTTTCGCTGCTCACTGAGGCGAGAACCAAAGTTCACCTCAACGCCCCTTGACAAAGAGAATTAAAGTTCTCACGATGTGCCTTAGGTCCGAACACAAGTAACAAAGGATACAACCATGAAGGATGCCTTAGCGCCCTGCCCCGAGTTGGTTCGCAAAGTCCGCGCCAACTTCGTGCTTCAGGGAACGACTCTCGGCCGTTGGTGCAGAGAGAACGGGATACCGCGACAGAACGCCAGGGACACCTTGCTTGGCGGTTGGGACGGCCCAAAGGGTCGCGAGCTTCGGGCGAAGATCCTCAAGGCCGCCGGCCTGGTCGCAAAGGCGGCCGCATGAGCTGCCAAACCAAACCCAATGCCGACCGTGATGCCAGCAAGGCCGCAGTGGCTCATGCCTTTGCGCTCATCTACGCGCTCGCAGGCAACACCTTTGATGGGTTGCGCAACGCGCAGATTGCCGAGGCCGTAGGCGAGTCCCAGCCAACCACCTTTCGCCGCCTGCAAGCGTTGGAAGCGACCGGAATCGTGGAGCGCATCCCAGGCCGCGACGAACGCTGGCGGCTATCGCCGCGCCTCGTGCAGATCGCCATCGCGCACCAGCAGGAACTAGCTCGCCTGAACCAGCGAGTCGACGACTTCACCAACCGCTACAGCCGTAGCCCGAACTGAGGACCCCCATGAAATTCGATTTGACCGCCACCACCAATCAAATACGCGAGCAGCTGAAGGCAGCACTCAATCGTGACGTGAACGGCTGCGTCCACAGGAACGCATACCAGACCGCACTGGCGGCCACTACGGGAATCCCCGGCCGTCAGGTCACGATTGCCTATGTCCTTGGCATCACAGCGGGCGTGGAGTTCGACGTGCATGACACGGTCCCGTCGGGCTCGATCTTCAATCCCGGCACCCGCGAGGCGGATGACTACGCGTCAGGAATCAAGGACGCGCTGTTGATTGCGGCGGAATATCAACGCGTGATGCCGAGTGCGCCGGACGCGCTCAGCGTGTTTTTTGAAAGTCACCGCGCGCAGAAGATCGAGGCGACCCGCTGATGGCCGCCCGTAAGTTGCCGCCTGCAGCGCCAGGCACCGACGTTCAGATCGTCAGCAAGACCCCGGCCGAGATCGCAGCGCGGGAAGTGCTTTGGCGCGACGCGACGGAAGAGCAGCTAACCCGCGCCCAGTCACTGGCAGAAACACTAGGTTACGACCAAGAGCTGAGCCTCCCGGCATTGACTGATCGCGTCCACTTTTACGCGCGCCGCACAGCAGAGGATCTCTTGGAAATGGGCAGAGCCCTGCTCCTGATCAAGGAGCTGGTGCCGCATGGAGGGTTCGGCGAGTACTTGGCGAGCGTTGGCTTTCGTTCGCGGGCCGCACAGAAGTTCATGCAGGCGGCCGAGTTTGCTGCCAAAAGCGCCGTAGCGGCGCATTTGATGGGGCGAATCAAGAGCCCGAGCGTCGTCTTCGAGTTCATTTCTGTGGACGACGAAGTCTTAGAAGAGTTCGGGGAGATGGATGACATTGAACGCATGAGCGCGCCCGAGGTAAGGCGGCGCCTGCGAGATCTGCGCGCCGACCTCGACGCCAAAGACAGCCGCATCGCCAAGCGCGAGCAGGAAGTCCAGCAGCTGACATCGCAGCTGCGCAAGGTGAAGGGCGAGCGCGCCAAGGCGACGCCAGACCAGAAAGCGTCCGACCGACGCACCCAGTGCCAGATCGCAGCGATGCAGGTGAAGGCTGACCTGGTGTCCACCGGCGGGGAGACCCGCAGCCTGCGCAGCTCGATCATCGAGCTGGTCGAGCTTGGCGGCGTCGACCATCACGACTTCCTCGCTGGACTGATTGGCGAGCTGCTCAAGAGCATCCGCGTGCTGCGCGACGAGTTCGATCTGCCGATCGTCAACGACCACGGCGACCCCGAGTGGATGAAGGGCATCTGACGATGACCGCCTTGCTCACCGACGCGCTACGCGAGGCGCTGCAGCTCAGCGTGACGTCCGCGCGCGAATGGAATCGCGCGCTGGTCGCCATTCGCCGCGCGCTGCCGGGTCGCCGCGACCTGGTCGCGCAGGCGCGTGACCAGCGCGCACGTCAGATGCGCATCGCGCGGCACCGCAAGGCCGCGCTGCTCGACAGCGCTGCACTCGACGCAACAGGGAACTAGCCATGGCCGCAGCGCTTAACGAGCAGTTGCAGGAGATTGCCCGCGCCGCAGAGGCGGCCGGGTTTGGCAAGCAGACGCTGATCTACACCGCCGCCGCACGTCGCCTGGGCATGTCGGTGGCGACGCTGCTGAAGAAGCTGGAGACGGTGCGCGTCAGGAAGGAACGTCAACGCCGCAAGGATGCCGGCAATAGCGCGCTGTCCCAGGACGAGATGAAGACCATCGCGGCGACGCTGGTCGAAACAATCCGTCTCACGGGAACGGGGGCGGTCAACCTGGAAGAGTGCATCAAGCATCTGCGGACGAATGGCAAGATTCGTGCGACGGTGGTCGACCGCAGCACGGGTGAAGAGACGCCGCTCAGCCTCAGCGCCATTCGCCGCGCGCTTGCCAACGCCGGCTTGCACCCCGAGCAGCTGGCACAGCCGCATGCGTCAACCCGCATGCAGAGCCTGCACCCCAACCACGTGTGGGAGATCGACGCTTCCGTATCCCGCCAGTGGTACCTGGCCGACAGCGGCACCGAAGTGATGGACGCCAGCGTGTACTACCGCGGCAAGCCGGCCAACTTCATCAGCATCAACGACCGGCGAATCATCCGCTACTCAATCACCGATCACACCAGCGGGCACACCCTGCTGTTCTACGTGCTGCGCGCCGAGAGCGCGATGAACGTCGTCAGCGCCCTGATCTATGCGATGACGCTGAAAGATGGGATCGCGATGCACGGGCTGCCGCGCGTCATCTACGTGGACAAGGGCACGTACTCGCAGACCCTGCAGGCGTTCTGCGATTCGCTCGACATCGAGCTGATCGCGCATGCCACCGGCAACGCACGCGCCACCGGCCAGGTGGAGAGCAGCCACAACATCATCGAAACGTGCTTTGAGGCGCCGCTCAAGCTGCGCAAGCCCGTGTGCAGCATCGAAGAGATGAACGGCTACGCCGCGCTGTGGGCGCGGCACTATTGCGCCACCAAGATCCACACGCGCACCGGCATGACGCGCCGCGATGGCTGGCTGCGCATCACCCCCGAGCAGCTGCGGCTCGCGCCACCCGTCGAAGTACTGCGCCAGCTCGCGACGACCACGCCCAAGCCGTGCACGGTGCGCGACCTGCGCATACGGTTCCGCGGTGCGGTGTGGGATGTCAGCGGCCTGCCTGGTGTGCTCAATGGCGCCAAGGTGCTGGTCACGATCAACCCGTTCGACGACGCGAACACCGTTCGCATCGTGGTCACCGGCGAGGACCGCCGCATCGCGCACTACCTGGCGCCGCGCATTGAACTCAACGGCTGGGGCTTCGAGGCACACGCGCCGATCATCGGCCAGAGCTTTGCGCCGATGCCGGACACCGCAACCGACACGGCGCGCAAGGAGATCGAGCGCATCGCGATGGAGGCGATGACCGACGCCGAAGCCGTCGCCGCGCGCAAGGCCAAGCGCGTCGCCTTCGGTGGCTCGATCGACCCCACCAAGGTATGGCGCGAGACCGAGATCCCGCAGCACCTGCCGCGCGCTGGCCAGGCATCGGAGATCACCGGGCCGCAGATCGTCGAACCCACGCAGCGCATCCCGGAGATTCGTCCGGCCTACGTGCCAGCCGCACTCGATCACGTTGCGATGGCCACCGCGCTGAAGCCACGCGTGGAAGCACGCGGCGCGACGTGGGGCGCTGACACCTACGCCCGCATGGCCGCGCTGTGGCCGGCTGGCGTCGCAGAGGAGCGGCTGGATGACTGCGTTGTGCAGCTGCTGCGGAGTGGGTTGCGGATTGCGGGAGGTGCGGCATGAGCGACATCTATTGCGAATGCTGGCGCTGCCGGAACAAGCACTGGGAGAGTGAGCGTGAAAGTCGGCCAGCCTTGCGTTACCAGGTCAAGGTAAACGACCTGGTGTGTCCGCGTTGCGGCGCGAAGAGCTATTACCGAGTCGCCCCTGATAAGTGGCCGGGCAAGCGAACCGGCCCGGTCACGACGCGCGGCTTCACGCTCATCGAGCTTCTGATCGCCATCGCAGCCATCGGCATTCTTCTGGCGGTCATATTCGGCGAGCCGGATCCAGGTCCCGCCCCGGCTCCAGTGATCAAACCACCCCATTATTACGAGCTGTGCATCGATGGCCTCACCTTCATTGAGGCGATCGACGACGGCTGGAGACGCGAGCAAGGCAACTACGCCCTGGTCCAACTCATCGGCACCGACGGCCTGCCGGTTCCCTGCGGCAGCAGCAGCGAGGTCGAGCAATGACCGCCCTTGTCCTGCGCAGCCTGCTGGCCGAGGCCGACATCGAGGTGCTCGCGCTGGCTCGCCACTGCCAGCTGTCGCGAACCATGGCCAGCCGCCTGGTCAACCACGGCGCGTGGCCCAAGCGCCGCAACGAGGGCGAGCTGCGCCAGCGCATCAACGGCTTTCTGCAGAGCCACGGGCTCTGCCACCGCCACGCCTTCCGCAAAGAAAAAGCCCCGACGCGCAGCAACGCGCCGAGGCCGTGTGCCCCACCAACCGCAAAGTCAGGAGACGACGAAATGCTACCACGCAAGATTTCCCTCACGCCGCAAGCCCGCCAGCACTTCCGCATCACCCGCGACCCGTTCATCGACTGTCGCGAGTTGGACGACGTGTTCATGACGCCCGACATCCGCTACGTGCGGGAGGCGATCCGCAGCGCCTGCAAGCACAACGGCTTCCTCGCCGTGATCGGCGAAAGCGGCGCGGGCAAGACCACGCTGTTCGAGGAGCTGCAGGAGCGCCTGCACGATGACGCGGGCACCGTGCTGATCAAGCCCTACGTGCTGGCGATGGAGGGCACCGACGCCACCGGCAAGACGCTGCGCAGCCAGCACATCGCCGAGGCGGCGATGCGGCAGATCGCGCCGCTGGCGCGTTGTGCGTCCAGCCCGGACGCCCGCTTTGCCCAGGTGCATCGCGCGCTGATCGACAGCAGCCGCAATGGGCGCAATCACGTCATCGTGATCGAGGAGGCGCACGCGGTGCCGGTGCCCACGTTGCGCCACCTCAAGCGGTGGATGGAGTTGAAGGATCGCATGCGCCCGCTGTGCGCGGCGGTGCTGTTCGCCCAGCCCGAGCTGGAAGCAAAGCTGGCTGATCCTGCATTGCGCGAGGTCGCCCAGCGCATCGAGCTGGTGCACCTGCCGCCACTCGACAACCACCTGGCCGCGTACCTCAAGCATCGCCTGGCGCGCTTCGGCGTGGACGTTGCGAACGTCATCGACGACGCCGGCATCGAGGCCATCCGCGCCCGTCTCACCACGACGGGAAAGGGCCAGCGCAACGGCTCGATGGTCTACCCGCAGGCCGTGCACAACGTGCTGGCCGCGTGCATGAACGCTGCCGCAAACCTGGGCGCGCCAAACGTCACCCGCGAGCTGGTCGGAGGTGTGCTGTGAGGGCCTTGCTGAGCAGCGCGAACATTATCGCCGACAAGGCCCTGCGCAACGCGCTCCAGGCCATCGAACACCTCGACGCCGCCGGGCAGAAGGTGCTGCACGTCGAGCTGCGGAGCGGGCGCGCAGTGATCCAGATCGATCCACCAACGATGGCCGGCGAGATCCAGCAGGCCGGCGCCTTGACCACCCGTCGAACGCAGCACGGGGTCACGCGATCGGTCTACGTGCTCGCCGCGTGGAACTGCCAGATCGAATGGGAACAGGCGCACCGCCCGGTGCAGGCCGCGGCCCGCGCATGAACACCATCAGCAACATCATCCACGATCAACTGGCCGTAGCCGCAGGCACGCATCTGCTGCTTACCGGTAAGGGCTGCGTCGTGGTTCGCGTGCTGATCGACGGCTGCCAGCCGCGGCTCACCCTCGACGAGCCGCCGCCACCGACCGCATCGGCGCTGCTCGCACGTGCGGCGCTGCGCATCGAGCGCACGGCCGACGGTGCGCGGCGCGAGCTGGTCACCACCGTGTTCGGCGGCTGCCTGGTCGAGTGGTCACCACGTGCGCACCTGCCGCCGTGTATCGGCGCGCAGATCCGCGATGAAGTGGCCAACACCTTCACGCGCGAGACCGGGCCCGGCTGATGGCGCGCCGGCAGCACAACCGCATCGTCACTACCCACATGCGCGTGTGCATGTGGCTGCAGACGCTGCCCAAGGTACCGGCGGCCATAACGATCGCCATCAAGTTCAACACATCCGAGAACACCGCGAGGCAGTGGCGCACGGCCTTCCTCGACGCATGCAGACCGCCGCTCGTGCCGGCAACGGATCAGGAGTAACCCATGGCAACCGCAACCAAGAACCGGATCAAGTCCGCCGCCGTGACCTTCGTGCCGCAGTCGCGCACCGAGTGCACCGAGGCCATCGCCGAGATCGGCCGGGCCCAGCGCGAGCGCGCGCGCATCCAGGCCGCTATGAACGACGCGCTGGCCAAGACCCGGCAGCACTTCGAGGAACAGGCCAAGCCGTTCGCCGACGTGATCTCGCAGCGCACGCTGGGGGTGCAGACCTGGTGCGAGACGCACCGCGCCGAACTGACGGTCGGCGGCAAGACCAAGACGGTCAACCTGGCCAGCGGCGAAGTGCGCTGGCGCATGCGCCCGCCGTCGGTGCTGGTGCGCGGCGGCGACCTGGTGATAGAGGCCCTGCGCAGCCTTGGCCTGCAGCGCTTCCTGCGCGAGAAGGTCGAGGTCAACAAGGAGGCCATCCTGGCCGACCCCGAGGCCGTCAAGGCGGTGCGCGGCATCACCGTCACCCAGCGCGAGGACTTCGTCATCGTGCCGTTTGAGACGGAGCTGGAGGAGGTGCTGTGAAGAAGTCAGTGGATCAGATCGATCCGGATATCCCCGACGCCATGAAGCGTGGCGAGAGGATGGCCAACGCCGTGGTGCCGCTAATGTTCGAGGCGCTGACGAAAATTGGCGATGCGCATGGCCGCGTTCAGTTCTTCAACGGATTCCTGGTCTGTATTGCTAGTGCCATGGGCGTCGTCGTCAACCACGAGATCGCTGCCCAAGCGTTCGACAGGTGCGCAGAGACCCTGCGTCGCATGTCGCCGGCGCGGCGGAAGCACAACTCATGAGCCGCCCGCGCCACCGACCACCGGCCGAGCAACGCCGACTCGACCTGGCGACGATCCACGCCGCCAAAAAGCAGCTCGGGCTCGATGACGACACCTATCGCGACATCGTCGAGCGGGTGGCCGCCGCGGCCGGCGAACCCGGCATCCGCAGCTCGGCCGAGCTGAGCGTCCAGGCGCGGCGCGACCTGGTGCAGGAGCTGCTGCGCCTGGGCGGCGGAACGCCAGCGAAGCGGCGCCATCCTGGAAGGCCAGCCACCATCGAACCCGGCTCGATGCTGACCCGCATCGAGCAGCTGCTCACCGCCATGCAGCTGCCCTGGGCATACGCCGACGCGCTGGCCAAGCACATGTACCGCGTCGACCGCGTCGCCTGGCTGACGACGGTCGACCAGATGCGCGGCGTGATCGCTGCGCTCGATGCCGAACAGAAGCGGCGCGAGCTGCGGGCGGGCCCGGCCGAGGCATCCAAGTGAGAAAGATGGGCGCCCGCTTCGTGCCCGCCGAAGACGAGATCATCCGTCGGCTGTGGGAGCGGAACACCGCCGCCGATATCGGCGCGCTGATCGGGCGCACGGCGAAGCAGGTAAACGCGCGCACCAAGCACCTCGGCGTGCGCAAGCGGCAGCAGTGGAACTGGACGCCAGAGGCCGAGGCGCAGCTGCGCCAGCTCTACCCCGATCTACCCACGGTTGAGGTTGCTCGCCAGCTGGGCTGCTCCGAGAGCCGTGTGAACAACCACGCCTATAGGCTCGGGCTGAAGAAGTCCGAAGCGCGTCGCGCCGAGCAGATCGAGCAGCAAGTAGCACGGGCGCGCACCGATCCGAGAGTGAGGGCGAACCAGTTCAAGCCGGGGCAAGTCAGTCACAACAAGGGCAGGCGCATGCCTGGCTACGCGGCCGGCCGCATGGCGGAAACCCAGTTCAAGAAGGGCCGGCCGCCGAGCGAGGCCCGCAACTACCTGCCGATCGGCAGCGAGCGCGTCGACGAGAAGCGCCGCACCGTGATCCGCAAGGTCTCGGACGATCAGTCGCTCTATCCCGCCGCGCGCTGGCGTCCGGTGCACGTGCTGGTGTGGGAGGCCGAGCACGGCCCGGTGCCGGCTGGGCACATCGTTCGCTTTCGCGACGGCATGAAGACGCTCGACTCAGCGCGGATCACTGTCGATCGACTGGAGCTGGTGACCCTCGCCGAGAACATGCACCGCAACAGCTACCACACGCGCTACCCGAAGGAACTGGGCCTCGCCATTCAAGCCCGAGGCGCGCTCATGAGAAAGATCAACCGCCTGGAAAGAGAGAGCCGACATGAAGAACAAGATTGAGGACCTGCGCAACCACCTCTTCGCTACCCTCGAAGCACTGGGCGACAGGGAAGCGCCGATGGACATCGCGCGCGCCAAGGCCATCGCCGAGGTGGGCCAGACGATCATCAACAGCGCAAAGATCGAGGTGGACTTCCTGAAGGTGATCGGGGAGCAGAAGAGCCGCAAGCTCGGCTCCGACTTCATCCCTGCCGAGCCCAGGCCCGCGCTGCCCATGGGCGACAAGCACCGGTTGAGCGAGGGCTGAGGATGCTGCCCGGCTGCTGCCCCTCCTGCGGCTTCTCCGGCGAGGTGGAGGCCTTCCTGGTCGAGCCCGACGCCAAGCGCGCGATCGCTCGGGTCGCGGCGCTGGAGCCCGCGCTGGGCCGCGTGATCGGTCCTTACCTGCGGCTGTTCGGCGCCGGCAAGCGCGGGCTGCAGCTGCGTCGCGCGGTGAAGCTGATCGACGAGCTGGTTGCGCTGATCGATGTCGGCACGGTCTGTCGCGACGAGCGCGGCGATGTGCGCCGGCCGGCGAACGCGGCCGTGTGGGCGGCTGGCGTCGAGCAGTTGCTGACGTCACCGCCCAGTGGCCAGCTGCAGAACCACCACTACCTGCGCTCCATCGTCTTCGGCCTGGCTGACAAAGTTGACGCCGCCGCCGAGCGTCAGCGCGAGGAGCAGGTGCGCAGCGGCGGGCATCGTGTCGCGCCCAGCGCGACCGCGCGGGAGGAGGACGCGCTGACCAACGCGCTGCGCTACGCGGAACAGATGGTCAAGCTCGCTGGTTGGACGCCTGAGCAGCGCGATGAGTACGTCAACGCCGCACGCAGCCGGAGCCAGCCATGAGCCCACAAGCGACGATGTTCGATGCGCTGACCTGCGACCCGTTGGAGCTGATCGAGCGCGGCGGTGACGTGCTTGATGACCGCACGCGCTGGCCGATGCGCCTGGTCGAGATCTACGACATCGAGTTTGCCTACTCGCTGCGGCAGGGCCTGGACCGCGACGCCGCCGCCCGCGACGCCGCGGCGCGCACCATCCTGATCGCCGACTACATCGGCGGCAGCAGCATCTACCTACCGCGCGGTGATGACCTGCGCCGCGCCGTGCGCGACTCCGAGGTCTACGCCCGCCACCGCGGCAGCAACCACGACGCCCTGGCCCGCGAGATCGGCATGACCAGCACCAAGCTCTACGAGCTGATCGCCCGCGAGAAGGCGCGGCGGACGCGGAAGCTGCAGGGGCGGCTGTTCGAGGTGGAGTCAAGCACGTGAAAGCGCTGACGATCTGCCAGCCGTACGCTCACCTGATCGTCACTGGCCACAAGCGTGTCGAGAACCGCGAGTGGTTTATTCGCTACCGCGGCCCGCTCGTGATTCATGCCGGCAAGAGCCGCGCGTGGCTGGGCGCCGATGACCCGAGCGAACCGATGGACTTCGGGTGCGTGATCGGACAGGCGAACCTGGTCGACTGCCGGCACATCGACGCCATCGAGCGCGGCGACTGCCACGACAGCCACCCGTGGCTGCGCACCCATCCGCATACCAACGGCACCTGGTGCTGGGTCCTGGCGGACGTGATGAGGTTCGATCCGATCCCGCACCGGGGCGCGCAGGGGCTGTGGGAGTTTCCTGATTGTTTGCTGCCTGCTCACCGACGCAGAGCGCTCTGGATCGACACCTTCGGCCAGCGGTACGAGAGCCAGGCCGGCGGTTACACTCCCGGCCAGCACTCACCGACGGGCTCGCGCCTGATCCGCTTCCTCGATTGACTTACTCTGCTGCAGGGGAGAGACCTAGATGGACAAGCTGCAGGACTTTCTTGAGCTGCATCCCGACGCTGCCTCCCCGCCAGATGCACTCCTGAATCCAAGACTGTGCGCCGCGCTCGTCGCCGTGAGCTATCCCCTGAGCGACTACGCTGAATTCTCCGTTGTGTGGCCGTTCTCCGCCGACGACATTGCAGTGGCGCACACCTGGCTGGCGCGCAACGGGCTGGTGTCATCCGGGCCAGTCCGCACATGAAGCTGTTGGACGGACTGATTCCCGAGCAGATCAAGGCGCTGATGTTGCTGCAAGCAACTCCGCACCTTGAAGCCTCTGAGGTGTGCGAGAGAGCCGACTGCTCTTGGGATGAGCTTGCGCGGCTGTGGGAGGTGGGACTCATCAATCCCGGCTCTGGGCGAATAGCGCCGAACAGGCTTCACCCAGTGATCACCACCCTGGGACTGGAAGCGTGCGACGAGGCAGAACTGGCTGGCTACCAGCTTCACCGCGATAACTCACCGTGGTGAAACCCACCTCCGCGCGCGCGCGAATCACCCTGCAAGAGCGGGGGTGACCGACTCCCGGTAACGGGAGTGGCGCATGCAAAACCCATTCAAGGCTGGCACGCAGTGGCTGGGCGATATCGCCGAGGCCTTCGGCCAGTGGCTGCGTGACAGCGCCGAAACCATTGGCCACAAGCTCAGCGCGACGCCGAAGGCGATGGTGCTGTTCTGTCTCACTTTCGCCATCGTCATCGCCCTGAACCCGGCCAAGGTCGGGCTCGTGCTCTACGGCGTCAGCAAGTTGTGCCTGTTCGCCCAAGTCGGCCTGTGGGTCGATGGCTGGGTTTTCCGCAACGCGCGGCCGGAAGACCTAACGGGCGCGGCGCAGGGCACGGCGTGGAAGCGCCGGGCGTGGATCGTCTGCACGGCCATCCTGGCAGGAGCGTTGCTGCCGTGATCCTGCTCATCCTCGGCCTGCTCGCGGTCTTCGCCTGGTGCCTGGCGTCTCGCCAGAGCAGCCGGACGAATCAGATCGCCTGGCTGGTGATGGCCGGCGTGCTGCTGATTGTCTGCATTCTCAGCGTGGGTGCGGCGGGCGCGAACAGCGCATCGCCCGCGCCGGCAAGCAAGCCGGACGTGCGCATCCCCGAGCTGTCGCAGCGCTATCGCCGCGCGGTCGAGCACGCCAGCGCCGAGCAGTTCGGACTCAACGCATCGCCCGCACGTCTGGCGGCACAGCTGCATGCCGAGAGCGGCTGGCGCCATGATGCGGAGAGCCCGTACGCGCAGGGCCTGGCGCAGTTCGTGCCGGCGACCGCCAGGTGGCTGCCGGAGGTATGCCCGGCCATCGGGGTCTTTGACCCGTGGGACCCGATGCAGAGCATCGAGGCTGCGGCCTGCTACGACCGCTGGTTGTTTGACCGCACGAGTGGTGCGACCGAGTGCGACCGTTGGGCGTTCACGCTCTCGGCCTACAACGGCGGCGAGGCCTGGGTGCGTCGCGACAAGCGTCGAGCGTCGGCTGCCGGGGCCGATCCTGCCCGATGGTTTGGCCACGTCGACGCACACAGCGGCCGAGCCGCGTGGGCCATCAAGGAAAACCGCACCTACGTGGTGCGCATCCTTTTGCACTACGAGCCAGCCTACATCCGTGCAGGCTGGCTCGGCTCGGCGGCCTGCCCATGAGCGTGCTGGCCATCCTCGGCATCGCCAAGTGGGGCCGCGTTGCGGCCCTTGTTGGCATCGTGGCCACGTCAGCCGCGGGCGGTGGATTCTGGGCAGGCAAGGAGTGGACGGAAGGTCGACGCGCGCAGGCCGAGGTGGTGGACTTGCGCGCTGACGCCACCGCGCTCCGCGAGGCCGCGAACGAACTGCGACAGAGCGGCGCCAATGCCGCGCAGGACATGCGCACCAGTGCGCGTCGGATGGACGCAATTTCAATCGCACATCAGGAGGTGGTCGATGGCATCGATCGGCTGCTCGTTGAACAGCGCGAAGCGCTGGATTCCCAGATCGACAGCGCAGCTGCTGCTGATCTGCGCGCTTGTCGCATCGGCAACTTCGGGATGCGCATTTGGGCCGAAGCCGCGACCGGAGGCGCAGCCGTTGCCGGCAGCCCCGCCGGAGCCGCCAGCGCCAATCCCTGGTGGCTTGAAGGCGCCGTGCCCCCCAGCCCTGCCGATGCCGATCAACGATTCCGGCCCGGCGGTGTTGGCGGCGTACCAGCTGGGGGCAGCGCAGTACTTCCGCTGCCTGAGAAGCAAGGCAAAGCTGGCGGAGGCGGCGAGTGAGTACGAACGCTCGGTGCAAGCCCGCTACTGCGAAGCGCTCGCCAAACAAGGGCTCAACGCCGACGACTGCGCTCTGTGAGCTGAAGGTTACGCGGGGCGATCTGGATCGTCTGCTAAAGCATCTGCGCGCGCGCCACGCGACCTGGTCGCGGCACGCTTCCACCACCTCGACGGCGCGCGAGCAGGCCGGTGCGCATGGCCATTGCAGCGCAACGCTCGCGGCAATCGAAGATCTTGAAGACGTGCTGGCCGGCCGTCGCTTCCGAGAACGACCCAATGGCTGACATCGCGGATGAAGCACAACTGCTGGAGCAGGCGGCGCGTGATCGGGCGCTGGCCGAGCACGCGGCGCGGCAGCAGCGCATTGCTGATTCGTTCGGGTCGCGCGATCCATCGAAGGAAGGCAACTGCCTGGACTGCGACGGGCCGATTGAACCTCAGCGCCTACGCCTGCTGCCGTGCTGCTCGCGCTGTGCCACCTGCGCCCATGCGGCCGAACGAACCATGAGGGGAGCCCATGGAAGCTGATCACTGGATCCTGCTGGCGAACCTCGCCGTGCTGTTGTTCAGCGTGGCGATGAACGTCTGGATGTTCCTCTCCATGCGCTCGGACTCGCGCTGGACGGCGTTCCACACGCGGCTCAACTCGGTCGAAACGCGTCAATCGATCGTCGAGACGCAGCTCAAGGCGGTGCCCGACCAAGACGACCTGCAGGAGATTCGGGAAAAGCTGGGGCACATCGACCGTCTGGTCGCCGCCCAGGGCGAGCGCAACAACGCGCTGCTGAACAGCGTGACGCGCATTGAGAGCTATTTGCTGGGAGGGAACAAGCGATGAGCAAGACGTTCGCTGACATCGTCAACGAGGATCGGCGGTTGGCGCTTCTCCGCGTGCTGTCGGAGCAGCCGTCGCGCGAGATGAACAGCAGCAACCTCGACACCTGGTTGCGGCACATCCGCACGCCGGGCAGCCGCGCAGAAACCATGCTCGCGCTGCGCTGGCTGGCCGCCGAAGGGCTCATCACACTGGCGCCGGTCGCCGGGCTGGAGTCGCTGCACGTGGCCACGCTCACGGCGGCCGGCCTCGACGTTGCCCAGGGCCGTGATGTGTACGAGGGCGTGTCTCGCCCGAGCCTGCGCTGATGGGCCGCAAGAACAACGTCCACAAGCTGTCGCCTGACGCGCGGCGCTACGTCGAGCGCATGCTGCGCGAGGACCGCTGGTCGCTCGACGAGATCGTCGACGCGACGCTGATGGAGTTCCCGGATGAGCGCCTGTCGCGCTCCAGCCTGCACCGGTACCAGCCCGAGTTCGCCGAGCTGCGCGAGCGCATGGATGCGATCGACCGCGTCTCGGAAGCGTTGATCGGCGGGCTCGGCGAAGGCGCCGGTGACAAGGCCGGGGCGCTGCTGGCGCATGCAGTGACCACGGCGGTCACGCATGCCGCGCTCAAGGCGCAGTCGAGCGAGGAAGACATCAGCATTGCGGAGATTCGCAAGCTGGCGGGCGCGGCCAAGCTGGCACTGGAGACGCGCACGCTGAGCATGCGCGAGCGTAAGGCCATCGCGCAGGAAGCGCGCGAGCAGCAGCAGCGGGAGCAGGCCGATCGGCTCGACCAGCTCGGCCACGCGCAGGGTCTCTCGGAAGAGCAGGCCAACTTCCTGAAGCGCGACGTGCTCGGCATGAAGTGATGGCTGCCACTGCCCTCAAGCCCCTGGCGTCAACGCTGCGCGTCCTGGAATGGGGCGATCTGCCGGCGAGCGTGCGCGAGGTGCCCGACAACTTCGACCCGCTGGCCGAAGGCGTGTTGATGAAGCACCAGGTGGAATGGGTGCAGATCCATGCGGCGATCAAGGCGTGCCCGAAGGGACGGCGCACCGGCATGACCTTTGCGACGGCGCTGGCGCGCACGGTGACGGCGGCCAGCCGCAAGAGTGCGGGCGGTAGCAACGTCTTCTACATCGGCGACACCAAGGAGAAGGGACTCGAGTTCATCGGCTATTGCGCCAAGTTCGCACGCTCGATCGCGCGGGCTCAGCTGCAGGGTGTGTCGTCGATCGAGGAGTTCCTCTTCGAAGACCAGGACGAGACCGGCCGCACCAAGCACATCACCAGCTATCGCATCCGGTTTGCCAGCGGATTCCAGATCACTGCGCTGTCGAGCCGGCCGGCGAACATCCGCGGCCTGCAAGGCATCGTCGTGATCGACGAAGCCGCGTTCCACGCCGACGTGCAGGGCGTGCTTGATGCAGCGACGGCGTTGCTCATCTGGGGCGGCTCGATCGAGGTTATCTCCAGCCACAACGGCAAGAAGAACCCGTTCAACCAGTTCTGCAACGACATCGAGGCCGGCCGCTACGGCGACGAAGCCGTGGTCTACACCGCCACGTTCGATGACGCGGTGGCCAATGGCCTGTACGAACGCGCACAGATGATGCAGGGCAAGCCCGCGACGGCCGCCGACAAGGCCAAGTGGTATGCGCGGATCCGCAACGCCTACGGCCCGCGCCGCGCGGCGATGCTGGAAGAGCTGGACGCGATCCCGCGCGACGGTGGTGGCGTGGCGATTCCCGGCGTCTGGATCGAGAACGCGATGCGCGAAGAGCGGCCTGTGCTGCGCGTGGTGCTCGATGAAGACTTCGCCAAGCTGCCGCCGAAAGAGCGCGAGCGCTGGGCCGAGGACTGGATCAAGCAGCACCTCGCGCCTGAGCTGGCCAAGCTCAACGATCAGCTGACGCACGTCGGCGGTTATGACTTCGCGCGGCACCGCGACTTCTCGGTGCTTGTGCCGATAGCAATCTATCCCGGCCTGGTGCGGCGCGTGCCGTTCACCATCGAAATGCATAAGGTGCCGACGCGGCAGCAGGAGCAGATTTCGTGGGCGCTGTGGCGCGGGCTGCCGAAGTTCTGCGGCGCGGCGATCGACGCCACCGGCACCGGCGAGACGATGGCCGAATACACCGGCGACGAGTTCGGCGAGCTGATCCACCAGATCAAGCTGAGCCGCGGCTGGTATGGCACCTGGATGCCGAAGATGGCGCAGGGCTTCGAGGATGGCGTGATCGATATCCCGCGCGACAACCAGCTGCACGATGACCTGCGCGCGATCGAGGATGTCCAGGGAATCATGATGGTGCCCGACGTGCGAACGGCGGACATCAAGGACCCCGACCTCTTCCGCCACGGTGACTTCGCGATCGCGCTGTGCCTGGCCTATTACGCGTCGCTCAACCTGAGCGGGCGCATCGACTTCCACCGCGTGCAGGCAACCCGCGAGACCGAGCGACTGGTGAAGCGCGGCGCAGGGTGGCGGAACAATGAGGGGATTTGGTGATGGGCTTCAGGAACAGATATCGCGTCACCTTCGTTCGTGGCCATTACTACGCTTGGCTGAAGCGTTGGTACTGGCCGTTCTGGTGTCGACTCGGGCACCGCGAATGCGATCAAGTTGGAGCCCAGAACAGATGCGAGCTGCACGCCGCAAAGAACGTCGTATGGACAAGCGAGTCGGAGACGGAGCGCAAGCATGGCCAGTAGCCGCATCCTCGGCCCCGACGGGCAACCCTTCGAACTCGACGCGCTGCACGAGGAAGTCTCGGCACCGTCGACCACGGGCATTCGCCAGGTCTGGCACGGCAGTGTCGCCAACAACCTGACGCCGCAGCGGCTGGCGCGCATCCTGTCGGCCGCGGCCGATGGCGACGCGCACCAGTACCTCACGCTGGCCGAGGAGATGGAAGAGCGCGACATGCACTACGCGTCCGTCCTCGGCACGCGCAAGCTCGCCATCGTTGGGCTGCAGGTGCGCGTTGACAGCGCCAGCGACGACAAGGAGGACATCCGCCGCGCCGATGCGGTGCGCGAGCTGATCGATGCCGCCGAATTCAGCGAGTTGTGCTCGCACCTGGTTGACGCGCTGGGCAAGGGCTACGCCGTCAGCGAGATCGTCTGGGATCGCAGCGGCAAGGAATGGATGCCGAAGTATCACGACCGCGATCCGCGCTTCTTCAACTACGACCGCGCGACCGGGCGCGAGCTGCGGCTGCTTGACGAACAGGACGCCTTCAATGGTCTGCCGCTGGGACCGTTCAAGTTCATCGTGCACCAGCCGCGCATCCGCAGCGGCCTGCCGATTCGCGGCGGCCTCGCGCGCCTGGCCGCGCCGAGCTACATGTGCAAGTCATGGAGTTGGAAGGATTGGATGGCGTTCGCCGATATCTTCGGCCTGCCGATGCGCATTGGCCGCTACGGGCCGAACACGACCGAGCCGGATATCCGCAAGCTGATCAACGCGATCGCGAACCTCGGCAGCGACGCTGCCGCGGCGATTCCCGACAGCGTCAAGATCGAGTTCCAGCAGGCGGCGCAGGTCGGTGGCGCGGGCGACTTCTTCGAGAAGCTGGTGACCTTCTGGGACAAGCAGGTCTCGAAGGGCGTGCTCGGCCAGACGATGACCGCCGACGACGGCGCGTCGCTGTCGCAGGCAAGGGTGCACAACGATGTGCGCATGGATCTGCTGGAGGCCGACGCGCGCACGCTGAGCAACACGCTGAACCGGCACCTGGTGCACCCGTTCGTGTCGCTCAACTTCGGCCAGGATCGCAAGTTCCCGAAGCTCACGATCGTCACGCCGGAGGTGGACAACACGGCGGCGCTGGTCGATGCAGTGAACAAGCTGGTTCCGCTCGGTCTGCGGGTCGAGCAATCGGTGATGCGCGACAAGCTCAACATTCCGGATCCGGCCGAGGGCGGCGAGCTGCTGGCGCAGCCGGTGACGGCGCTGCCAGTACCGCCTGCGGGCGTCGATATCGACCCGGCTGAGCCGGCTGTCGCTGCCGTGGCGGGCGATGTGCAATCCGCAGCGCTCAACGGCGCACAAGTCACCGCGCTGCGCGAGCTGCTCAACGCGGCTGCGCGTAAGGAGATTCCGCTGGAGACGGCGCGGGCGATGATCGCGGCGAGTTTTCCGACACTCACCGAGGTGCAGATCGGCCAGATGGTGGACCCGCTGCGCAACTTCGAGCTGCCCGAGCCAGTCGCGCCGCCAGCGCCGGCATTGAACGTGGAGACCCTTGCGTCTGCCATTCGCCGTGCGATGAACAACGAGCCGGCACCGGCCCCGGCGGATCCCATATACCTCGGCGTCGAGGTATTGGCGCGCGCGGTCGATCCGATGGTGCAGACGTGGGTCGATGTGATGCGCGAACAGGCCGAGCAGGCGGGCAGTTTTGACGCCTTCGTTGCATGGCTGGATGAGCGCGCGCCGCAGGTGCTTTCAACCGAGCTGGCGACCCGGCAGATCGCGCAAGGCATGGCTGTGGTGAACCTCGCTGCGCGAGCCGATATCCAGCGCCAGCTGGAGGAGGAGATCGGCGGCGGAATGGCCGAGAGCCTCAACGCCGAGCAGGCAGGTGGCGGCATCATCAACCGCGGCTGGCAGCCCGCCGCCGAGTACTTCCTGCGCAAGATCAACGTGCCCACCGCGCGCTGGGATGACCTCTGGCAAGAGCAGCACGCTCGGGCGTTCAGCGTGGCCGGTGCGATGCGCGCCGATCTGCTGGCGGACTTGCGCGCGGCGGTTGCCGAAGCGGTCGAAGGCGGCGGCAGTTACGACCAGTTCCACCAGCGCTTTGAGGAGATCGTCGCGCGGCGTGGCTGGACCGGGTGGACGGGCGAAGGCACCGAGGCCGGCCGTGCCTGGCGTACCCGGACCATCTACCAAACCAACCTGTCGACGGCGCAAGCCGCTGGCCGCTACACCCAGATGACCGACCCGGCCACGCTGGAGCACATGCCCTACTGGCAATACCGGCACAACACCGTCAACAACCCGCGCGCTGCGCACAAGGCGTGGGACGGGCTGGTATTGCGATGGGATGACCCGTGGTGGAACGAGCACTACCCACCAAACGACTGGGGATGCAACTGCGACGTGCGGCCGGTCAGTGATCGCATGCTTCGCCGGATGGGCAAGGCTGGTCCGGACAGGGCGCCAGAGCCCGGACCCGGCGACCCGCCGCCCGAGTGGGCCTATCACGTCGGCCGCGCCCCTGGTGCCGGCGCAGCGGGGCGCGGAGGCCCATAGCGTGGCAGGCGTCGAGGTCAAGCTGCAGCTCGATGACCGCGAGGCGCGCGAGTTGTTTGCACGCCTCAAGGCGAGCGGTGCGCGCAATCGCGGACTGATGGCCGAGATTGGTTCGGTGCTGGAGCAGAGCACAAGGGATCGGTTCGACAGCGAGACATCGCCGGCCGGCATTCCCTGGGCACCGATCTCCAAGGAATGGAAAGAGGAGAAGGCCGAGCGCGGATTTAACACCGGCATCATGAAGATGCGGGGCGACTTGCTCCGCAGCACCCGCTTCGAGAATGACGACAATTCGGTCAGCGTCATCCAGTCCCAGCCCTACGCGGCGATCCACCACTACGGCGGGGAGATTCGGCCGAAGAAGGGACGGGCGCTGGTGGTGCGCGGCAGGCTGCTCGGGAAGGTGACGATTCCGGCCCGGCCCAGCATCGGCGTCTCCACAGAGGACCGCTCCGAGATCCTCGACGCCGTCGCCGATTTCATCGGACGGATCGGTCGCCGGTAGAATTACCGACGCCGCAATTCAATTTCCGCGGGCTTTTCGTTTTGTCCCGGTTTGTTTCGTCTGGTCCCACACTTATCAAGCCACGTGACCACCACTTATCAAGCGCCGGGGCAGCCGG